TGTATTGAAGGACGAAATAAAAGATACCAAAGAAATTATCAAAGAAGAAGAAATAAGATTAACAGAAATAGAACGCAACAATGAAAAAATACAATCGTCCATCGATGCTCTGGAAACACGACAAAGAGGTTGGAGAGCACAACACAAAGAAGATATCGACAAACTTACACTGAGTTTAGAAGAATTAATGAAAGTTGATATTAAAGAAGAAATTGAAAAACATAAAAAATTAGAAACATACAGAGAAAACTACGAAAAGAAACGTACTTGGGAAAGAGAACTTGCCACTGTGCAAACAGCTTTAAAACAATCAACCAAACAACTCACAGACATATTAGAATCTATCGATAAAACACAGAACAAGACCTGTCCTACCTGCGGCGGAGCCATGGAGGATGGCAAACATCAATCAATGGTCAGCAAGTTAGAAACTGATAAATCAGAGTTTGAAAAATACATAGAAGATCTCGTAACTCAAGAATCAGGATTGTTAGAGAAAATACAGTCAATAGGCGACCTAGAACAGCCTGAAACATACTATGACACAGCACAACAGGCATACAAACACGAAAACACTGTGGAATACTTAGGAGAGCAACTAGAATCAAAGACCAAAGAAACCGATCCATATCAGGAACAAATTGACGACTTGAAAACATCTGCTGTACAGGAACTGTCATACGATAAAATGAACAGTCTAAGAAAACTACAAGATCATCAAGAATTCTTGTTTAAACTGTTGACATCTAAAGACAGTTTTGTACGGAAAAAAGTAATAGATCAAAATCTTACGTATCTAAATTCAAGGCTAGCATTTTATCTATCAAAAACAGGATTACCACACAAGGTGGTATTCCTTTCAGATTTGACAGTAGAAATTACAGAGATGGGGAGAGACCTTGACTTTGACAACTTGAGTAGAGGTGAAAGAAACAGACTCATCCTCAGCCTATGTTGGGCGTTCAGAGATGTTTGGGAAATGTTGTATCATTCTATCAACACAATGTTCATTGACGAGTTGGTGGACTCTGGTATGGACACAGCGGGTGTCGAAAATGCTATCAGCATACTAAAACAAATTGCACGTGAGCGACACAAGAACATATATCTAATATCACACAGAGATGAACTTCAAGGTCGTGTGAACAATGTATTAAAAGTAACCAAAGAAAATGGATTTACTTCTTATGCATTCACAGACACAGTGACATAGACTACTTTTTCTTAAACATATTGCCGTGAACGCGGACTCTGATGTGTCCGTTGTAATAGTCGTCAGATTCTAATACCTTGCGGGCAAACTGTTCTCTGGCTTCGATGTATGAAAGTTCTGCTTTATTCTTGCAGTAGAATAATATTTCTCTGGTAAATTTTTCTGTTCCAATTTGTTGGACATCTTCCAACAGGGCATCACTAGATCCAAAATAGTCTCTCCAATCCGACTCTACCTTGTATCTTCTTTTGTTTTTCCTGCCTTTGAGAGGAGGCCGTGACTTTTTAAATTCCGCTAATTTTTTACCAATGTACTTCCTACCTGTGGTTGTGTTGGTTATTTCATATACAAATCCCACATAGCCTTCGGGTATGTCTTCCACTGGTTTTCCTTCAAACATCCAAGTCATCTGTGTATCTATCTCAGTTCGAGGTGTGTCAAAATGATCGTGGCATAATATACGAGTGCAAGGCTCGAAGGCAGAAACTCAAACACATTTTTTAGGCTATATAGCATCTCCGGTAATAGGGAAATACGGTGTAACAACACAGGCGAATCCCTTGATGTAAGATAACTCAATGATGTGGCTCTGGCAAGAAAAAGATCCACCCACAGCTTGTTTGTAAATTATTCAATCGAGGTACAAACAAGTCGCGTTGTATAGAATGAGCTAACGGGTACAGCACAACCGCCCGGCGTGAAGTAGCGAGATTGGATGACTGCGATACAAACGTGATGTATCAAAGTGATAGTTCTGCTTAACAGCAGAATTATGACTGCTCATCAACGTGATGGCGACAACTTTACTTCGTAAAAAAAAGGCTCGAGCGTAAGCGATGAGCGATTGACGAAGTCAATCCTTAAGCGTCTTTAGTTCCTGTATGATGTTCAGTATCATACTCTTTGATAAAATCTTGTAATAATAAGTCCACACGGTTTTCGTCTACGTGCTTCTGCAAAAATTCAAACAATAGATTGGCAACTTCTTTGGGGGAATGATTCATCAGCATTCCTTTTAGTATCAATTCTACACGCGACCTCTTCTGTTGGGGTGTGAGCACCTGGCGTTTAGATGTGGTTATCTCTGCTGTCATGAACGTATATTAATTAATGTGTGTGATCGGATGCATAAAGTTGTGCTTTAATTACAGCAACGGCATCTTGGTCTTCTTGACCGTCTCGATGTTGTCTTTGACTATCTTGTTCATTATTTCGCGATCCTCCCGCGAAAGCATATGTGCTTCTTCATAACCGAGACCACCACGCATATACCAGCACAGTCTGGCCAATTGGTCTTTCAGTTGCTTGTTGCGATTTTCTTGGTCTTTGAAAAAAGGCTCTAACTCAGACGGCTCGAGCGTGAGTATCTTGATCCGAAAAAATTTGAGTTGTCCATTGATATCGGCACCGTAAATTTCTCAGGTGCCCCTTCCTTGACAAACTCTGCCGGAGTGGACACTTCCACTGGTTTGATCTTGCCCAGTGCCTTGCCCTGATTGTCGATGTGTTCTCTGATCGTGTTGGCCTGATTGGAATTCATATTATCCACAAACTCTTTGATGTAGTTGGAATCAGTGACTTCCGTTCCTTCAGTATTGATGCTGACGATGGCCGCCAACATATTGTTGATTGTGAGATCAGTCATATTTCTAAAGATTTTAGAAAAGTAGTCGCTCTTTTCAGTCGGCTTCATATCACTGTTTTGAGCCAACTGCGAAATCATTCTCTGTTCTTCGAACGTGCGGAGTGCGAGATTGGTAAACTGTCTGTAGTTGGTTGGTCGTGTCCTCACAGTTAGTTCGGGTGAAAGGCTGACGTATTCGTTGAATTCGTTTTTGTTGATGCTGTCCATCAAAGTTCTAAGATCTGTGGTAAATGACATCTGCTTGTTCACTTTGGGCACTGTGACATCCATTTCCATCGACTCGCCAAATGACGCGATCCTGATCGCCACCAATATGGTGTCCATATCCATCATAGGTAGATGCCATGGATCTTTGATGCCGGGTACACAGGATTTTATCACATCCACAGTGGCCTGGCCGTTCATCAATGCATCAGGTGTGTTCAGTGTCATTTCGTCTCTGGCCGTCATGGCATACACAGCCAGTTCGTCTGCTGTGTCGAATACGATGGTGCCAACCGGACAGTGCAGTCCTTTGGATGGCAATTTGATGTAAATCACCGGTTGTCTAAAGTGTTTGCTTAACGGATTGTTTGAATCTACCATAATTTCCTTGTTATAAATATGTATTGCAAAGGTTATTTATATACACAGAAAATGGCAGATTTTAATCAGGTTAACATAGGAGGCGTGGACCTTAAAATACCAGAAAAGGGTTTCGCATCAGAAGAAACACTGGCAAGATTGGTAAAGGCCCTTGATCCTAAAAGAGGCACACCTAAATCAGATCCTGTCGAACAGCAGACACAGAATACCAAAAAGAAGTACATCAACATACTTGGTAAATCCATTGCGGTCACTTCAGCACTCACCAAGGCCTTCGACGGTTTGGGTTCGGTCCTGAGGGGAACAGCCGGCGTGTCCAAGGCCATCATGGATCTCAACGGATCCTTCAGTTCCTTGGGCGGGATGATCGACTATGGTGTGAGGATGTTGGAAGACTCATTTGTGGCCAAGATACCCATAGTGGGGGGATTCATCACAGATGCCGCCTACGCCACAGCAGAAATGACCAAACTGCAATTGGAATTCATGGATCAACAGCGTGGAGCCTATTCGGCGTTCTCACAGGCCGGCTTTGCCGCAAGTGTCAATCTAGACAAGTTCCAAAACTCTGTGTTTGACGCAAATCTTAATCTCCAGCAGTTCACTGGCATCATGGCAGAAAACACCCAGGGACTGAGATTGGCATTTGGTAGTGTAGAGGGTGTGCAGAAGAATTTTGTCCAAAGCCTGAGCGAAATGACATCGCCCAAATCACCGTTCGGAATGAGCCTGAGATTGCTGGGACTGGGGTCAGAAGAGATTGCCGGCGAGTTTGCAAACTTCGTGGAAACACAGAGAAGAAGCAGAAATCTACAGATACTCGACGAAGGTGAATTGCGAGATGCCGTTCAGGAAAGAGCGAAGAACGAGAGGATACTGGCGGAATTCACTGGAATGAGTGTGCAGGAACAAAGACAGGAACAGATGGCACTGATGGGAGATATGGCCTACCAGGCAGCTCTGTTGCAGAAGGTTCCCGCTGAATTCAGAGACGAAATGACACAGTTGACTGCGGCATTTTCACAGTACGGACTCGGCGATATGGCCAAACAGATTTTAGGATTCAATCAGGTGCTGTCACCGGAGACTGCATTGATACAGGCGGCGGTGCCGGAACTGTCAGGAGCCATACAAGACGCCCAAGCGGCCATAATGAGAGGTGAAGAACCAGCGGTGGCCATGGCACCTGTGCTAGATCTCATCAAGGGTAACATCGACAGCTTGTTGCCATTGCTAGAACTTGGATTGATTCCAGGTGCAGAGCAGTTTACCACATCCATCGGACAGATGGTGGCCCAGTCACTGGAAAATGAAACACAACTGGAAAACCTCAACAAATTGATGGGCACCAACTATGCCACCACCACAGAAGCCATGGAAGCATTCAATGAAAAATATGATATGGCACTGGAAGATGCCGCACTGTTGGCCAAGAAATTCGAGGAATCAGGACTGTCTTTCGACGAGTTTGCCGCACAGCAAGGCCTGTCCAATGCCGTTGATGCCAGTGTGCTGAAACTGGCCGCACAAAATGCCGGCATAGAAGAAGCACAGACAGAGATGCAGAAAGCGGTACACACATTGACGACCAACTTCAGAGGAGTCGCAGATGTGGCATTAGGACTACAAACGGCATTTGCTGATCTACTCAAGGAAATGGGATACGAAATTAACGATCAAGGCACAGTCATCAACAAGAAGTCAATGACATCAACATTGGGGGAGAAAATGTTTGATGCCAATCCAGAATTACCCGGCATACAACTTTTCAACTTCAAAAGACAAGGACTAGCAACAGGCGGACCTGCTATGGGTGGCGGATTGTATATGGTGGGCGAACGCGGACCCGAACTGCTTGCCATGGACGAGGGATCATCTGGTTATGTGTACAACAACTCAGACACTAGAAAATTGATGTCGATGGCCACACCAAGATACAACGGTGGACCTGTGGGAGATAATATGATGGCCACTATGAAATTCCTAGACTCTGAAGGTCTCGAAGGTACAAGAAAATACGAAGATAGATTTGAGATAGCATACACAGAAACCATACCTTTGATTGCTGAAATGATGTCTAAAGAATATGCCAAACAGATGGAGAAATACAAGGCAAGTGGTAAATCACTGGACATAAATGATGGCAACTACGATGAAGTGTTCGACAATATGGTATTCAAAGGCGGTGGCGGAGCTGTTGTGGGAGAACTGAGAAATATCAATAAAAACCTTAAAAATATACTTGGTAAAGCATATTCAGGCAATGGCTATTATTAACACTTGCAATTAGGAAAAAAGATACATATAATATAAACAATGAGTTGGAGAAAATATTTTAATTTGGTAAAAGCAGACGGGTCTATGTCACCGGTCAGCGGATCATCGTCAGCAGGCAATCCTATGTCGGCGGTGGGTCGTAGAAACTACACATCATACCTTCCTGAGGTTTACACGGGCCATCCCAACAGGATGGAACGCTACTTCCAATATGATCAAATGGATCAGGACTCGGAAGTCAATGCCGCACTGGACATCATCGCAGAATTTTGTACACAGAAAAACAAAAAGACTGAAACTCCATTCGAACTCAAGTTCAATGACTCGCCCACAGAAACAGAAGCACTGATCCTCAAAGATGCCGTGCAACAGTTCACATCACTCAACGACTGGAACCGAAGAATATTCAGGATGTTCCGCAACGTGTTGAAGTACGGTGATTCGTTCTTCATCAGAGATCCAGAGACACAGGAACTGATACACGTACACGCTTCCAAGTGCGACAAGATCATTGTCAACGAATCTAAAGGCAAGGAACCAGAACAATATGTGTTCAGAGATCTAAATTTAAATCTAGAATCACTGAGTGCATCTCAAGTGACTGCCAATGTGACTTATTCATCTCCGGGTTCATCAGCAACATCAGATCAAGGATATGGTCAGAACAGAGGCGGCGCCTATTCAGGACCAGGATCATACAATGCGGCCACAGCTGGCGGACGATTCAACACCACATACAACCAATACGCCATCGACGCCAACCACGTGTGCCATATTTCGTTGAGCGAAGGGTTGGATTCAAACTTTCCATTTGGTACATCAATATTAGAAACTGTATTCAAAACTTTCAAGCAAAAAGAATTATTAGAAGACGCAATCATCATATATAGAGTCCACAGAGCACCTGAAAGACGAGTGTTCTACATCGATGTAGGTAATATGCCTTCACACATGGCCATGGGATTCGTGGAACGTGTGAAAAATGAAATACACCAAAGACGTATTCCATCGATGTCGGGCGGAAGCAACAAGATGGATGCAACCTACAATCCACTATCAATCAACGAAGACTACTTCTTTCCACAGACAGCAGAAGGCAGAGGTTCAAAGGTTGAAACACTGCCAGGCGGTACTAACTTGGGTGAGATAGATGACCTAAGATACTTTACTAATAAATTGTATCGTGCTCTGAGAATTCCAAGTTCTTATCTTCCAACAGGTCCAGATGATGGAGCAAACCCACAGTATTCAGATGGCAGAGTAGGTACAGCATACATCCAAGAATTAAGATTCAACAAATACTGCGAAAGACTGCAGGACATAGTATCACCAGCAATCAACCAAGAATTCAAACTGTTCCTAAAGAACAGAGGCATCAACATTGACACATCATTGTTTGATCTTTCATTCACAACACCACAAAACTTTGCGGCGTACAGACAGATCGAATTGGACACACAGCGAGTACAGGCATTCCAGCAAATAGAACAGACACCATACCTATCCAAAAGATTTGCTATGCAAAGATATCTGGGTCTATCTGAAGAAGAAATTGCACAAAATCAGAAGATGTGGGCAGAAGAACACGGTGAAAGCAAGGATGATGCAGTCAAAGGCAATGACCTACGCAATGTAGGACTAACAGGTGGCGGAATATCCTCTGATATGAACGACCAGACAGAACCACAAGATGACGCTGACATAGAAGCACCAGACACTGATGATGCTGGAGCAGGTACCGGCGATGCGCCACCGGAAGAGTAAATACAGTAATGCAACTATTTGAATTTTTTGAAGCCATAGACGACGATCACTACAAAGCATCAGACGACAAGACCAAATACGATTTGGATGACACTCGAAAATCGAGACTGACACTTGAAATGATCAACAATCTAAGGATGCAGATCCAAGCAAGACGCAAAGAGAAACAAGAGTCGGTCCAACTCTATCAAAAAATGTACGGATCATCAGTTGCGGACTCAGCCGAGTCACTCTAAAATAACTACAAACATCAATGGCAAGAAGAGCAAAATTTAAAGAAACCGCCTTGCGGGCAGTCCTGGAAGGCAAGAGCACATTCAAACAGTTTGGTAAAACTAGACTTGTAGATGACTGGCTGTCTCCGGAAGAAAAAAAGAATGCGAAATCTCTGCTAGAAAAAAGGCTCAACAACAAGCAAGAGCAGGCAAAAAAGGAAGCGGAACAACCCCGCACAGCGCCAATAATTCCGGTTACTCCTCCTTCAAGGCCAAAAACTACAAATACTAAAGCAGTTTTCAACCCACAGGCAGATTGCTGTTTTATCATTGCTAACGGTATGTCCAGGGCAAGCTTTGATCTAAAACAATTAGTAGGCAAAGGATACATCATTGGAATGAATGTGTTGCCTTTGGTAGAAAACTTTTGGCCCAACGCACTAGTAAGTGTAGACATTGCAACAGTGAAACATATCTGTGAGCAAAATGTTCCTAGCAAGTTAGAAATGTGGAGTTATCCGCGTGGTGGTGTTAAAGACCCAAGAGTGATAAAATTGGACAAGGACTGGGGGTGGAGTTCAGGACCCACAGCAACACGTATTGCGTTAGAAAAGAAAAATTTCAAGACACTTTATATATTAGGTATGGATTTCTTTGGTCTTACACCAGACGGAAGGATTGAGGAAAAGAAAGGTAGCAAGATTAATAATATGTACGCTGGCACCACAAGGTATCGTAAAAAAGGGTCGGATCGCACTTATTTTGGTAATTGGCTCAATCAAATGGTGCAGAATACCGCTAATCATGAGGATGCTACATTCTATCACGTTGTACTGCCAAATCAGCAGTCTCCGGCAAGATTAGCCGAAAAAAAGAACTGGATTGACATAACCTACGACGAATTCCAACAGCATCTCCAAAAGATGCCCAAAAAAGAGTCTTAAAAGGCACCTTTTAAGGGACGTTTATGTAAATAACTGGCAAAGGAGACAAACTTATGTCAGATAAATTTGAAAAACTCCTTGATTTGTTAGTAAATGAGCAAAAGGAAGACGCAGAAAAACTATTCCACGATATCGTAGTAGAAAAATCACGAGAAATCTACGAAGGTATCCTTGCTGAAGACGACAAGTCAGAGGAAGTTTCTGAAACTGAAAAATCATCCGACAAAGCTGAGGGTGACGAAGTTGAGGAAGCAAAAGAAGAATCAAAAGATTCAGAGGACGAAGAAGTTAAAGAAGAGTCCAAAGAAGAAGTTGAAGAAGAAACTGTAGAAGAAATCGGCGGTGATCAAACTGACGACTTACTTTCAGACATCGAAGCAGAAGCAGACGGCATGGAACCAGAAATGGGTGATGACGAAGGCGAAGGCGAAGAAGCAGAAGCATCAGATGAAGTTGATGCAAAGTTCGATCCATTAGAGAAAGAACTTGATGCTCTTAAAGCCGAATTTGCAAAAATGATGGATGGCGAAGAAGCAGAAGAATCATTTGCTCCTGAATTAGAAGCAACTGAAGAGCCTGCTGAAGCAACTGAAGAAACTGTTGAGTCAAAAGACGAAGCAGAAGAGGTTGAAGAGTCAACAGAAAAAAAAGATGCTGATACATTGATCAGAGAATACTCTGAGCAAGTTAAAGCTGACTTAGCCGACCACGCAGACAACAAAAAATCACCAAATGCATCAAGCAAAAAGATTCCATCTGAAGCAAAATCTGTAAAGATGGATCAAGGTGGTGAAGAAACAGGCGGCGTTGGTAAAGCATTTACAGGTGACACAGCAAAAGATATGGGTGTGAAGGCGAAAAACGAGCCAGGCATCAAATCTGCTAAACTTGAAAATGCTCCAAAGGCAGACGAAGGCGATCACGCAGACAATAAAACTACACCGGTAGCGAAAAAATAAGGATAGATGACTATGCGTTTACTAAGAGAAAACTTAACTTTTGATCAAGCAAAAGTTATTGTTGAAAACACAGAAGACGGCAAAGATCTTTTTATGAAAGGTATTTGTATACAAGGCGGTGTAAAAAACGCCAACGAACGTGTCTATCCAGTAAACGAAATCGCTAACGCAGTGAAAAAAATATCCGACCAAATCTCCGGGGGCACATCAGTCCTCGGAGAGGTTGATCACCCAGAAGACTTAAAGATCAACTTGGACAGAGTTAGCCACATGGTTGAATCGATGTGGATGGATGGACCAAACGGATATGGAAAATTAAAAGTATTACCTACCCCAATGGGTAAGCTTGTAGAAACAATGCTACAATCAGGCGTAAAACTAGGCGTATCAAGCAGAGGCTCAGGAAACGTGGACGAAGGAAGTGGTAACGTGTCAGACTTTGACATTATTACCGTTGATGTTGTTGCACAACCGTCGGCTCCTAATGCTTATCCAACTCCAATATATGAAGGTTTGTTTAATATGACAGGCGGTTCGCAAATATTTGAAGTTGCAAAAGCAGTGAAAGACGACAACAAGGCACAAAAATACTTAAAGGATGGAGTAATCCGTTTAATTAAGGATCTAAGGATAAAATAAGGAGACAAAATCATGTTAGACGTAATAAAACAACTCCTTGACAAAGACCTGGTAACAGAAGAGACACGTACTCAAATCGAAGAGCAATGGGAATCTAAATTATCAGAAGTCAAAGAAGAAGCAAAGACTGAGGTTAGGGAAGAGTTTGCAAAGCGTTATGAACACGATAAGGCTCAAATGGTTGAAGCTATGGACCGTATGATGTCAGAAAATCTTCAAAAAGAAATCACTGAATTCGTTGAAGATAGAAAACAACTTGCGGCAGAAAGAGTTGCATACAAAACAGCGGTAGCGCCTCATAAAGAGATGCTAACAAAGTTTGTAAAAGACTCTTTGGTTTCAGAAATGAAAGAGTTACACACAGAACGTAGATCAATGGCAGACCAACTTGCTACTCTTGAAGCATTTGTGACAAAAGCACTTGCAAAAGAGATCAACGAGTTCAATGCTGATAAACAGGCTGTCGTGGAAACTCGTGTTAAACTTGTGAAGGAAGCAAAAGAAAAATTTGCTGAAATCAGAAGTGCATTCATTAAGAAGGCATCTAAAATTGTTGAATCAACAGTTGCTGAAAACATCTCAAAAGAAATGACACAGTTCAAACGAGATATCAAAGCGGCTAGAGAAAACAACTTTGGTAGAAAAATATTCGAAGCGTATGCTTCAGAATATATGACTTCTTACCTAAACGAGACTTCAGAAGTTCGTAAGATGCAGAAGCAACTCGACGAGGCCCACAAGAAAATCACTGAGACAGAAACAATTTTAGAATCAACGAAGGTTGAAAAATCAAGAGTTGAAGACAAAGCTAAAAGAGAATCTGCACTCAATGAATTACTTGCACCTCTATCAGGAGACAAGAAAGAAGTAATGAACAACTTATTAGAGTCTGTACAGACAGATAAGTTAAAAGATTCTTTCAACAAATATCTACCTCACGTAATGAAGGAAGGCAAACGTTCTTCAATTATTACTGAGTCAAAAAAATCAGAAACAACAGGCGACAGACAGGCAAAAATACAGGCAGAAGATAACAACGAGGATGTGTCAAACATCCGCAAACTAGCAGGTATTAATTAAGGAGAAAATGAAAATGACATCCGCTATATTAGAAAGCAAATGGCAAGAAACTAAGTCAGCACTTATGGAAGGTGTTGCTGGTACTAAGGCCAAATCATTGGATGTGGTCCTTGAAAACACACGCAAATACCTGTCAGAGACAGCAACAGCTGGCGCAACTAGTGCCGGTAACGTAGCAACTCTGAACAGAGTGATTTTGCCTGTGATTAGAAGGGTCATGCCTACTGTGATCGCAAACGAGATCGTTGGTGTACAACCAATGACTGGTCCAGTTGGTCAAATCCACACATTAAGAGTAAGATATGCTGATACATCATCTGGAACTACTACAACAACACCAGGTGAAGAAGCATTATCACCATTCAAGATCGCAGAAGCATATTCTGGAGATAACAGTTCAACTAAGGCAGCTTCAACAGCGGCATTAGAAGGTTCTGCAGGTAAGAGATTGAATGTACAGATCTTAAAACAAGTAGTTGAAGCTAAATCAAGAAAACTATCAGCAAGATGGACTTTTGAGGCAGCTCAAGAC